GTTGATGACAACGGCAAGCGCCACGTTGTTGATGGCCCGCAAACACAATTCCGTTGTTTTGCTGCTACCAGCGAAGCACAATACGATGGTCCTTTCTATGCTCGGGCTCGCAACCTGCAGCTGGTTGTTGAGGCCATCCAGACCAACACTGCAGCCGAGCTGATCAACAACAGCCTGCAGAAAGCTCGCAAGAAGAACAGCAAACTCGTCAGGATTCACGAGTCTGGTGACTTCTTCTCTGGTGCATATCTTGATGCCTGGGTTGCAGTTGCAAGGCTGAATCCTGACCTTAAGTTCTATTGCTACAGCAAGAATTTGCCACTTTTTGTAGAGGCTAACCTGCCTGCTAATTTCTTCATGACAGCAAGCTATGGTGGCAAATTCGATCATATGATCGATGCAGGTATGTTCACCCGATATAGTAAGGTCGTTCATAATGACGAAGAAGCAGAAGCTATTGGCCTGGAAGTAGACCACGATGATTCACACTGCTTTGGTGATAATCCTTTCGCACTGCTTGTACATTCAACACAGCCTAAAGGTTCAACCTACGGCAAAGCAGTGTGGGCACGTCGCAAGGCTGGTAAGTTCAGCGGTTACGCTAAAGAAAGGCAAGCCATTCTGGCAGCTAAAGTCTAAATATTTCGATTTGTGAACATTCGGGGCTGGGCCATCGACAGGCTCCCCCCGATGGTCTACAATACATTCACGGGGGCGAGAGAAGCCCCCACCACTTCCTGAGAATCATGACCCGCTCCGACCGTCTGACTAGCACCAGCATCCCCACCGCCGTCGCCGTGGCTGTGGCCCGTGTGACCATCCGCCACGCCCAGGTGATTGGCCGCCACCGTGCTCAGTGGCTGTTTGACCTGGCCACCTCTGAGACTGCTCTCAAGGCTGAGCGCAAGCTGGGCCGCCAGGCTCTCCAGACTGCTGCTGATGCTGCTGGCCGCAGTGTGATCACCCTGGCCGATGGCCGCACCATCGGGGACCGTGTGTTCAGCAAGGCCAGCAACCTGCGCCTGCGTAACTGGAGCCAGGACCACAATACCCCTGTGTGACGGATTGTGAACATTCGGGCCAGCCAGCCACAGCTGGCCCTTTCCACCCTGTAGAATTACAGAGTCAACCGAACCGAAACCGATGAGCACCGCCACCACCGCCACCGCCATCCCAGCCACCGCCATGGCCACCCTGGGCCACTCGGTCTACAGCAGCGCCATGGCCAGCTGGGCACTGATCACCAGCAACGACAATGAGCCCCATCTGCTGGTGTTGTTCCGTGAGGGGGGCACCGTCTACCGTTACGCTTTCAGCAGCTGGGAGGCGGCCCGTGACTGGGACAGCATCCGCCATGATGAGCAAGCCGCCGCCGAGGACGGTGAGCCCGTCTCCTGGGGCCGCTGCTTCCACCGCTTCATGACAGAGGGAGCAATCCTACCCATCGCAGTCTGATAAGCCAAGGGGGAGCCAGCCTCCCCCATCCATCAGCAGTCCTGATCGATCAGCAGTGCTAATGGGAGGGCAGAGGCAGTATAAGCGCCCCTAATGGCCCGCCCCGCCCCATCCCGTAACAAAAAGCCTTAACTACCCTAAGCTATAACGGACCAAACGAGCCAGAGAGATACTCAAACAACTCAAAAATTTTCCACCAGTCTCAAAAACCCTCAAAGTTTCTCAAAGTTTCTTCAAAACTCATACCAACCTTCAAAAAAACTCCAAAAAATCCCCTGTTTTCGGTCTAAAAACACTAAAAAATACCACTAAAACACTCCAAGAGCACCCAATGTACCCAAAAACAAATTTTTTGGAAGAAATCGCATATATTTCCATAACTTTTAGAGAAATTTTGAGAATCCTCGGACAAAATTTCACCGAAAAATTCAAAAACTCTCGAAAAAAATATAAAAAAATATTTTTTACTATATACAGTAAATGATTTCAAAACTATGTCAACATTTTCATTTACTACAGAAGTACAGTACGATAATAATAGAGAAGAATACTACATTACCTTCCCTGATGAGGTACTCGAAGAGATGCAGTGGGTCGAGGGAGATACTTTAGAGTTCGAATTCTTTGAACATCACGATAGTCCAGGTATTCGCATACATAAAGTAGGAGATTAGTCTTACAATTATGGGAAATTGCAGACCAAAAGCAGAGAAGATTCAGAAATCTATAAGTCACTGGTATATTCCTCCTCTTGGACTTACCTATTTGTCTTCTCCTGTTGCAACTTTTGATTATAAGTTTTGGCACGAAGTAGGTGGAGCAAATAACAATACTAAGCTCATCGAAAATGGTAGTAAGTTAGAAAAACTATATCGAACCAGATTGTATTCTCCAAGAGGAGAGAATGCTAATGGTGATGTTGAATACAATTGGGAATATGTATATCAACAGAAATATGATGTTAAAGTCATGGATGCCAATGACGTAAATGACAAAGAGTTAGCACCACTTGAAGATTCTGAGAATGAATATACGATTCTTGGATATGATGGTGAAGGAGTATTTGAAAATGGTGATCCGATATACTATAATAAGCCAATCTTTAAGAGACAATGTAAAGCAAACACTGTTTATGATGAACAGTACTTTTATCATATCTTTAATTGGCCCACTACAAATATTTCTGTAGATAGAGTAGTTAATGGCATCATTAAGACAACTACAACTTCAACTGGAGGAGTTCCTCCAGTTCCAACAATTGGAACTACTTATGAAATTTCTCCAGGAAATGTAACTGCAACACTGAGCATTCAAGGAGTTGATAGTGTTGTTGAGAACGTTCCAGATGGTCTTATTTACTATCACGGAGGAACTTTCAGTAATAAGATATTCTTTAGATATCAACCAGATGCAAACAGTGATGGAACACTCAAAGTAATTGCAGAAGGTGATACGGTAAATGGTTGGACTGTTGATAAAGTTATTAACTATGTAACTGATAAAGCACTTCGTAGAAGAATTTCTAAGTCTTCTACGAAGAATAAACTTCCTTCGTATGTTTTTGTAAATGACTTAATAGATCCTAAGGGAAAAGTTAACAACGTTTCAAACTTGCCTGTTTCTTATACTGGGAGTATTGATGACTACTATATTGTAGATGATGATGAAGATACTCTAAATCAACTATATTATCAATGGAATGGTACTGCATGGGTGGGTCCTGTGAATGTTACTGGTATTCTAGTTGGTGATAGAATTAAAGGAAAAGGCATTTCAAAGGATACTCTCGTAACTCAAATCAAAGGTAGAAAGATATTTCTAAATAAGCCACTCAGAACTCGTAGAATTCGTAAAGCTACTTTTGTAAACAATGTAGTCAATAAAGTAAATGCATCTACTCTTTGCTATGCAGAGATTAGTGGTGGTAGTGCAAACTTTACAATTGGTGGATATACTACTCAGGCTGGTTGTAACATATCTGTTGTTGCGGGTAAAGGAATTACGACTCGTTCTGCAATTGTTGGCATCTATGCAGCAAGAAACAAAAGATATGTACAATACAATCCAATCTTCTATAGTAGAAATAGTGATTGTGAACAAACTTATGTGGAAGATTCAAATGCCAGATATTGTGTTGGTGACATTATTCTAGAGGACGAAACTCTCTATGTAAATGATGTTGAACTGGTATTTGAACCAAAAACTGATATTACTTACAGAATTAATCAGATATACTGGAATAATTTCAATATGCCAGTTACAAAGACAGAACTTCTAAAGATACTTGATAAGTATCCAGATGATTCTAAATATCTGGAAATGGAAAAATATATTATCAGTATTGTTACTCCTACATTAAATGAGAAAAAAGTAGCAAGAGTATTAGATTCTGTATGTAATGATCCAATTTATCCTGTAACAAGTAAAATTTATTACCCCTACGAAGAACTAGATCAGTTAGGAAATTCATTTACTTCACTTGCTACAAGTTCTTTTGATCCTTGTGTTACCAGTTCTAATCCATCTCCAGCATTTACTGTAGAAGAACTACAAAATTTAATTAATCAGAATCTTACAAGCAGTATTGCATCTGCTGGTCTAGTACTACCAGAAGAGATGTATAAACAAGTGATTTCAAATGAAAATTCACTATTGAACCGATTGAGTGGTGCAGTCAATACAATTCAAGATTCTGTTTCAAAAATTCAACAGATGCCAAATCTTCCTCCATTAGTAGAGGGAGAGAATGAAGCTCCAATTGATTTAATCATTCAAACTATTCGTAGAATGCCTCCTAAGTTTGGTACTCTAGAATTTTTAGTTGATGATGTTATTTTTGATAGTGATAATAGTCTAAATCCAAACGCAGTTGAAAATAATCCTTATTTAACCATTCGTTCTGTTCCTGCATTTACTGGAAGTTTTTCTTGTAGCAATCCAGACATTACTATAAGTACTGTTACAAAAACTGTTGGAACTATCACAAATGCAATTGATTATGTTGAGACCACTACAGCACCTCCAATACAACCACCACCACCAATAATTCCAGGATTTTCTTCGACTACAGTAAGAGAATGGGTAGCACCTGGACCAGAAGGAACTCTAGGTGAAAATGAAGTAGATAATAAACAATTCATTAAGCACAAAACTTGTACTGGTCCAAGACCATATCCAAAAACAATCTGGAAATCTGATTTAAGTTATCAGTCTAAATTTGCAAAAATTTGTAATTTTAGAATTAATGAGATAAGCAGTGCTATATCAGATGCTGTTGCAAATAAAGGTAATCCATATCAGGATGATCCAGTATATGCAGAATTATTAGAAGATGTTGCTACAGGAAGTACATCTATTAAAATAAAAGGAAATACTAATAATTTTATGAATAGTGGGTATTTACTACTTCCAAAATATACTATGAAGCAATCTGAGTCTGATCTAAAGAATGCATCAAAACATTATTATTATCTTGGAGAGGAAATTATTTACTATGGAAGCAAGACTGCAAACTCATTCGAGAATTGCATTCGTGGACAATTTGGAACTACTCCTACTTTTGAAGTAGTTGTTCCTGCTGGAGATATTGAAAATGGATTCTTATATACTATTCAGACACTAGGAAATACTAATTGGGCTGAACTTGGTGCTCCCGAAGGTTATGGAGTAGGAACTACGTTCAAATCTACTCAAGATGCCCCAGATAGTACTGGTACTGCTTATGTGTTTGGAAGTACCCTAAAACCATTTGATAATGCACCTCCAGTGAACACAGTATTCCATAGTTACCAAAAAAGGAACTATATAGTTCAGTTCTGGCCATATAAGCTAAGAACTGATACTAGTAACATTTAACGAGGTGTTATGAGACCAGTAGCAGGATTAGGAAATTCAGATAATGTATCATTCAGACCACCCTGTTGCGTGTATCCAGTGAATACAATGAGTCCAACTGTAGCCAATACCTTTACAAATGGAAGACCAGTCGCAAAAGCAGGGGATGTATTAACTCCTGCACCAGGATTTCCTACATGTAAAGATGTTACATGTGCCCCATTACCAAGAGTTGTAATTGCAGTGCATAAGACTTTTGTTCAAGGTCAGCCAGTTGCAAGCGTGGGGGACTTGACAAATCCTTCATCTCCACGTACAATATTACCATTCCCAACCAACATGTTCGTCGCTTAACTCTGACGACCGTAATGGTTGGACTATAAACTTTAACATAAAAATTATGGCAAAATCACCAAGTTTTAATAAGTCCAGCTATATTCCTGGCAAACCAAAATGTACTCGTCAAGGTAGGTCAAAAAATACCAATCTTGCTGCATCCAGCAGGAACGGAAGAAAGAAGAGATATAGAGGCCAAGGTCACTGATATTAAAAGAGCCGTATGGCTCTTTTTTTGTGAGAACTCAAATAAATACTATTTGTGAAGGGATAGCAACCCCTTTAAAAGTTCTGTTAGACCCTTATTGGAGAAAACAGATGGCAGTGAAACCAAACCCTGATAGAGATGCAAAATACATGAAAGAAATGTGGGGAACCACTAGACTCATTACTGATTATGTTCCTTATAAACAAATCTCTAAAAAACGTAAATATAACTTAGATTTCTGTGAATATTTTGAAGATGTTGCTAGCTGATTACATATATAATATAACAACATTAGATACAATAAATGTCAATAATTTCTGAAGAACTAGGAAAAGTTTCTAGGTCTTTTAAAGACATTAGTTTTAATTTTTCTAAAAATCCAGTCACGAATGATGTAGTTGTATTAAAAAATGAAGAGGCAATTAAACAGTCTGTAAAAAATTTGATATTGACTAAGATTGGAGAAAGATTATTTAATCCTCTTGTAGGAACTAATACAACTTCATATCTTTTTGAATTATCTTCTACTTTTTCTGCAAATACTTTAATTATAGAAATAGAAGAGATTTTAAAAAATTTTGAAAAAAGAGTGAGACTTAGTAATATTACAGTAAATCTAGAAGATGATTCAAATGAATTTGAAGTATCAATTGAATATTATATTGTTGGTATGCCTCAAGTATTACAAAACTTAGAATTTTTACTCGTAAGAGAAAGCTAGTACATGGAATTACCTTCAGTCGCCGCTCTAGAATTTGAGCAGGTAAAAGCATCTATTAAGAATTATTTAAAGACCAAGACAGATTTCCAAGACTACGATTTTGAAGGGTCAAACCTTTCAATGCTCGTAGATGTATTAGCTTATAATACGATGTATACATCGTACAATGCTAACATGGTTGCGAATGAACTCAACCTTGATACTGCAGTCATACGTGATAACGTAGTATCACATGCTAAGAGATTAGGATATACTCCAAATTCATATACTTCTTCTAAATTATCTTGCAATATCACAGTTAATAATGTCTCCTCATATCAGAGAGTTCAAATTAACTCAGGAGCATTATTTTCAATTTCAAAGGATGGTCAGTCATATACTTATATTTTAAGAGATAATATTTCATTGAATACCAATGGAAATAATGCTGTACAATTTAGTAATCTTACTTTATCTGAAGGTATAGAGTTTACAATCACATATACTGTTGATGAAAGTAATGAAAATCAGAGATTTTTCATCCCAAATAATTTTGTTGATGTATCTTCTATCAAAGTTTCTATTATTGCAGATGAAACTGGAGTATCTTTGAATGATCAAGAAACAGTAGAGGATTCATATACAAGAAAAAATTCTATTGTAGGTATTACTTCTTCTGATAAAATCTTCTTCGTAGAGGAAATTCAAGATCAAAAATATGAAATTATTTTTGGAGACAATGTTATTGGTAGAAAATTAGAAAATGGAGAAATCGTAATTGTTCGTTACATGGTTACGAATGGATCAAAATGTAATAATTTTGTAGTTTCTCCTACTAATTTTGTTGGTAGCATAGTTGGTATTAATTCAGGAGTATCTGATGTAATAATTTCATCATCTTCAATTGTACCAACTATTACAGGAAAAACTGATGGTGGATCTGAATTTGAAGAAATTAAATCTATCAAGTATAGAGCACCTCGTTGGTATGCATCTCAGCAAAGAGCTGTAACTCCTTCTGATTATGAAAGCATTATTCAAAATATCTATACTAATTCTGATTTAATTACAATTACAGGCGGAGAAAAGTTATCCCCTCCACAATTTGGAAAAGTCTTTATCTGTATAAAACCAAAGGTTGGAGAAATTGTAAGTCAGGGAGAAAAAAATAGAATTATTAACGAAGTAAAAAATTATATCGTAGGATCTATTACTCCTGTTATTCTGGATGCAATTCCTTTCTATGTGGAAGTTGATCCAGTTATAGTATATGATAGAACAAAGACCAAAAAATCATTATCACAAATTCAAAGTTTAATTGATAAAATAATCGTAGACTTTAACCTTAGTGATGAGTTTAAGAACTTTAATGGAACATATTCATCAGTTAAATTGTTGTGTGATTTAGAAAATATTGATTTTTCAATAAAATATGTAATGGTTAGAACTTTATATAGACGAACAGTAAGATTATATAATAATATTGAGTACAAATACGAAATTGACTTCTATAGTAAAATTAAGAGTAAGTTAAATTCAAAATATACTCTAATCAGTGATTTGTTCTGTTTGAAGGGTGTAAGCGAACCTGTATTCTTATGTTCTCTTAGCGATGATTTTTCTGGTTGTGATGTAGACAAAAATATCTATATTTCTACAGTATCTGGAAGAATTATTGGAAAAGTAGGTGAAGTTAATTATGACACAGGAAATGTTAATTTTACTATAAAATCGTGTCAGGACACTCCAATAAATATCTATGTTATACCTGTATTTCCAGATATTACAACTGGTTATGATACATATCCAGTTTTAGAAAAATATAATGGAGAGATAATTGATTATGATGATTTTGACAATAATACATTGAATCCAGAACCAGTTCTTCCAGTGCCAACAAATACTTCTTCTGGTGACTCAACTGGAACATCACCATTTGAAAATGATATAATTGGAACAACTATAGTAAATCCAGATGGAAGTGTAACTACAATTAATTCTGATGGTAGTGCTACCACAGTAAATCCAGACGGATCTACATTTACTACATCTGATACAGTCGATACAACTGGCGACCCAGGTGTTGACGAAAATATTAATCCAACTCTCGATACATTCACTCCAGAGACTCCAGATATCTGCTCATGAGAAACTTAGAAGAAAAATTAGTCAATCTTTCAACATTAGTTGGAAGTCAATTTCCATTATTTGTATCGCAGACTAATCAAAAATTCATAAGATTTTTATCTTCTTATTATGAGTCCCTGGAGACTAAATATCAACCGTTAGATATAATTAAAAATTTAATTGAATACTACAATATTAAAAATTATACCGCAACTGATTTAGTAAGTAATACTGAATTAACTGCGCCTGTAGGATTAAATGATACCGTTCTTCAAGTAAAATCTACTAAAGGATTTCCTGATAATAATGGTTATATTAAAATAAATGGAGAAATAATATTTTATAGAACAAAAACTCTAACAACATTTGATAGTTGTGTAAGAGGAACTAGTGCATTTGTACTGGAAACAGTTCCCTCTACGAATGTAGTTTTAACAAATAGTGAGGTAAATTTAAACACTAATGCTACTGTACATTCGCACAGCGTTGGCGATTCAGTAGATAATATTGCATACACATTTACTGCTGAATTTTTAAGAAGAATCACAGCAGAACTTTCTCCAGATCTTCCTCAAAATTTAGTATCTGATCTAAACTTAACTAACTTCCTATCTCAAGTTAAATCATTCTATACTGCCAAAGGAAGTTTAAATTCTCATAAAATTCTTTTTAGAATTTTATTTAATGATAAGAAAATTAAAATTCGTCTAAGAAATAGAGGAATTGGAGCAAAATTAAAATTAACTAATTACGAAGGATCTGTAGGTTTTTTACTTCCTGAAATTTTAAAAACCACCGTAGGATCTACTGCGTTAAATTCTACAACAATTACTTTAAATTCTGTAACCGAAATTGAAGTAAATGACGAGGTAATTTTAACAACATCAAATGCTATTCAACCAGAAACAATCGTACTTTCAAAAAATACTACAAATAATACTATAACTATTAATAGACCAATTATTTCTTCTATTGTAACAGGAACTCAATTAAAATTTGTTAGAATAGTAGGGTATTCGATTGAAGGTGGACAAGGGTATGACAATAGAAAAGATTCTTATGGTAGATTAATAAATGATCCAGTAATTGAAATTCTTGGTTCTGGAACTGGAACTAAAGATGTTAGAACAAATATTATTCCAAAAACAGCAATAATTAAAGCAACAGATATTAACAGTCAAGGTGCAATTACTAAAATTAATGTTTTCAATAGAGGAATAAATTATATTGGTGCAATCAGCGCAAGACTTAGAGAAAGAACATTTACACAAGATCAAATAGTATATAATTCTTCTGGAACTGGTTCTGGTAGAGTTGAATTTTGGGATGCTGGAACTAATGAACTAACTTTATATACTACTATTGGATATTTCAAAGTTGATGACGAATTAATTGGAGAAGGATTTGAATCTCCAAGAGCTTTTATATCAAAAGCATATCCCATAACAGACATCAATAGAAAAGGAAATCCTTCAGTTCAAGTAATTTCACTGGAACCAGAAGTAGAGTTTCCAAAAGATAATACTATCAAACCATCTTCATCTACATATTATGGCAGAAAACTAATTCATGCACAGTTAATAAAAAATACTTTGTATGAGGTAGCTAATAATGAAGTAAAAATTCCAAAATTAATTTCTTTAATTCAGGAGTCAGATTTAGAATCTGGAATTAAAGGTGTAAACCTGGAAATTAGTACATTTGCAAATATTTCCAAAAACGTTTATTCTTTTGATATTGAATCTAATTTTGATTATAAAAATATTGTATCAGTTCCTTCTACAAAAGTTGTAATTCAAAAATCATTAACCGTAGTATCGGGAGTAATTACTGATGTTGTACTAACTGTAGATGATGCCACTGGATTTCCTCTTCGTCAAGGATATATCTATATTGATGGAAGAATTTTTGTATATGACTCTCGTAGCTCAAATCAATTCTTTAATTGTACTTATATTGGCACTGAATCTTCATTTACAATTCCAGTAGGGACTGAATTATACGCATATGGACGTAAAAGATGCATCATTCCATTTGAGGCAAATGAGTTAATAAAAAAAGGAGATTCTAGGTATATTGATAATAGATTATATACTGCATTAAATTCTGGATATACTGCAAATAATGTTCCAATTCATACTACAGGTCAACTTCAAGTAGATAAAATTTTATGGAGATATGATGGACAAAATGATTTACAATATTTTTTAAAAGCATATCTTGATGGAAATTTTGATAATCAAAATCCAGCAGAACTTATTCCTCTAGGATTAATTTCTAATATTACTATAAGTTCTGCTGGGTCTTTATATTCCTCAAGATTGTACGAATTTGACAGTACTTTAAAAAATACTAAAATTTCACCAATTTATACATCATGGAATATTAATCATACAAATACTATAACAGATAATTCTTTACCATCTTACCAGAACACCACTGGAGTAAACTCGGTATATGAATATGAAAATCATGTATATATTACCTCGTCAGGAATACCAAAATATTTACAATCTATTACTGGACGAAAAAATTGTACTAATCAAAAACTATTAAAGAGAATTTCTACTTATGTAGAGAAAGGCAAAGGTGTATCAAAATCAACTACAAAAAATATTGGCATTACTATAGATGGCATTGAAATACAATCATCTAGAGGAAATAGTATTAGATATGGACAGTTAGAAAAAATTTATATTGGAAGTGCAGGAAATTATAAAGTACCAATTTCTAGTACTAATAATTATACTCAATTTAATTATCAAAAATATCCAGTAATTTTAGTTGACGGTAGTACTAATGTATTAGGTGTTACTAATGTATTATCGAACACTTCTGGAAATACTCTGTTTTATATTTCCAGTGGATTGACCTCTGTAGATATTTCTAAATTAGATCCCAGTTATTTAAGTGGATTTATATCAAAACCAGTAATTGAAATTATTAATAATAATCCTTCAATTATTAGTAATTTTACTCAGTTTAATATTGACACATTTTATAGTACTTTAAATATTAATAATCATAAATTTAGCGTTGGCGATAAAGTAACTTATACTAGCACTATTGAAGAAATTGGAGAGTTAAAGAATAATTTTGTATATTATGTTGGTCAAATAACAACAAATTCATTTAAATTATATTTTTCTAAAGAAGATGCAGATCTAGGAGGAAATAATTTTGTATCATTTAGAAATAACTATACTGATTTAATATTTTCTGCAACTGTTAAAACTGCTATACAAAATCCCGCTGATTTTGAACAAATTGATTTGGATTTAAGTTATGATGAGACAACAAAAACAGTAGACAATATTATTATCAAAAATACAGGAAAAGGATATCTAGTAGCTCCAACAATTAAAATCTCTGGTGGAGGAAAAGCTACTCAAATTCTTCCACTTGCATCTACTATTGGAGATATTTTTACATTTAGAGGAGGATTAATTTCTGCTCAAAATTTTGATAGGAGCAATAAGGAAGAAATCAATGTACGTGGATTAATTACTTCTAGATTCACTAATACTCCTAAAGTTACAATTAGTGCAGGATCAAGTGCTAGTTTTACAGTATATACTACTAATGGCAGAATTAGTTCCGCTCCAATAGATAATTCAGGATCATACTATTTTACAGAACCTGTTATCACCGTTGAAGGAATTGGCACAGGTGCAGTACTTAAAGCTATTAATGATGTAAATACAGGTAGAGTAAATTCTATTGAGATAGTTAATTCAGGAAGTGGTTATAATATAGCTCCTGTTGTGCGAATTATTCCATCTGGTTCTGGAGGGAATGCGACTGCAGAACTAGTACAATGGACATTTAATTTAAGCAATAGATTGACATTAGATAATTATGGTGGATATGTATTTTCTCCTGGAGATGATAATGCAAAAACTACAAATGGACTTACTTTCCAGGAATTAACCAAAAATAATATTCCTTCTGCGTTAGGAGATTCTCAATATTTAATTTTAAAAACTTCTTCTAATTTTAATACCGAATATCAAATAAATTCATCTCAACATTCTAAAATCATAGGTTGGGCATATGATGGCAATCCAATTTATGGTAAGTATGCTTATTCTAGTAAATTTAACTCTACATCTTCTATAGTAGAGATGACTTCATCATGGAAACTTAAACCATTTAGAGTAGGTGGACCTACAATTTCACAATATCCATTAGGAACTTTTATTGAAGATTATGAATATGTAAGTGGATTCGGAACATTAGATCGATACAATGGAAGATATTGTATAACCCCAGAGTTTCCAGATGGAACATATGCATACTTTGCAGTAGATGCATTTCCGTATTTTATTGGATTGGAATTTTATTCATCTTTAGACACATTTAATTTATGCTCAGATAGAAGCAATGATAGAGTTCCTTCTAAATTTGTAAGAATTAATGAAGAAATAAATTCCAATTATCCAAAGGAATTTAAAACAATATCAAAATCTATCACTGGATCAAGTAAAATTACTTCAGGTAATGTAGATAAAATTATAGTAGAAAATGGAGGAAACAATTATAAAATTGGAGATACTTTAATTGTAAACAACAGAGAGACAGAGGGAAATGGAGCATCTGGATATGTATCAAGAATTCTTGGAAGTGCAATTCTTAATTATGCTTTATTAGAATTTCAATCTGATGGAATTCTTACTAAGTATGTTCAGGTAAAAACAGCTACTCCTCATGGATTGGCTGTTAGAGATAAAGTATATTTTGATTTTACAAAAAATTCTACAACATTTAATGAAATTACTCTTCAAAGTTCTGAGATTATATTGAACAGAACTACTAATGTAAAAATAATGACTGCATTTTCTTCGAGTGCGGTATTCTATTATGATATTGAAAATGAATTAATTTACATGGATTCTGATGCAATAACTTTTCAAGCAGATGGAATAAAAATTAGAACTGAGTTAGTTCCAGAAATTTTATATTTAATTGTCTCTGGCACAATATATGAAATTACAACTGTTGATTATGCCATAACTGGTCTTCAGCAAATTAATTCTATAATTGATGATACTACATTTAGAATTATTAGACCAAATAATTTTATTGAAGAAAATATTAATGGAATGTTCTATTCTACAGATTCTATTAATACGACAGGACCAATTTATCAAGCATCTATTTCAAATCCTGGAATTAACTACATTAGATTACCAGATATTGTAGGTGTTTTAAGTGCTACAGGAGAGAATGCACTATTGCAATTTGATTCTAGTAATATTGGAAAATTAAGTAATTTTAATTATTCTATTGTTGGAGAAAAGTTTACCTCAAATAAAACTATAGAATATAATTTATCTATTCCATATGTAGGTAAAGTTACACAAAATTATGAAATTTATGCGGTAGAGGTCTTATATGGTGGAGATGGATATATCTCTACAGATAAGATCAAAGTTAATGATTCATTAAATCCAAACTATCAATTTAATATTACATCAAATAGAGGAACTATTCTATCAATCGATGTAATAAAAGGAGGGTTCTATTTAAACGAAGTTCCATCATTGACAGTGGACTCTTTAACTGGAACAGGAGCAATTTTAAAAGCAAAAATAAGAAGAAAGCGTATCTCTGCGAATGATGTTTTAAAAGTTGCTAACTTAAATGAAAATAACTCGATTAAAGTTAAATATTTTGATTTTAACAATTCTACATTAGAATTTGATCTAGCTTCAGGTGAAATAGAAGAATATGATATTATTTACACCGAAGATGGACTTCCTTATGGAAGAGTATTTAATATCAGAAAAGCTTCTGCATTTGCAAAAAGTCATTCATACACATTAATAGAACCAAAATTCTTAAATAATTTTGGATTTTTAAATGATAGTACTCAAAAAATTCTTGATAGTAATTATTATCAAGAATGGTCATATAGTTTAACATCTCAACAAAATATTAAAGAATGGAAAACTCAAGTAGAAAATAATACTCATGCATCTGGATTTAAAGTTTTTGGTAAAAAATTAATTGAAAATAGAAAATCTAGATTTGAAAGAACTGAAGATATTGTAAAAAGTTCGGTAGTATTTTCTGCAAAATTATGGAGTTCTGAAAATACTCAAGTAGAATTAAATTTAAAAAATTCCAGATGCAATGAACAGTATGTTGCAGTTAATTTAATTGCAGGATTTTTTGAAGGAAATTATGTTTATGGTGCTACTAGTGGAGCAAAAGGAAAAATTGCTAAGATTGAAGAAAATTATATGGAACTTCAATTATTATCAGAAATTGAATTTGAATTAGGTGAGTATATTTCTACAGTTACGATTGACTTTATAAATGGAATTGATGAAGAAACCAAATCTAATTTGTTATTCTATGCTGGTATTTTACAGCAACCTTTTACTGCATATTCGGTATCAAATTCAAATATAATTCCTAAATTTATTGTTAATTTAGAAGATGAATTATCATTATATACTATTAATGGAAAATTTAATTTATTAGACATATATACTGCAAACAGCGGTAATTTTATTCCTCTTACTCAAGGAAGTATTCCATTTACTCCTGCAGATAAACAACACTTGTTTATCTCAGTGAATGGAGTAGTTCAAAATCCATCAGATTTTACGTTGAATGCTGATATTGTCACTTTATCTGAATCTTTGAGTACAGCATCTAAATGTTTCATTTTACATAGAAATACATTAAATTCTTTAGTATTTACTCAATCAAATTCTACAACTTATACTATTAACTATACTCCTTCTAATACATCACAATTACTTATTTTTGTTCGTGGTGTTGCACAATCTCATTTACTTACAGATTACACATTAACAGGAAACGTAATTACATTATCAGAACCAATAACTGGAGAATTATTTGGTTGGTTTATTAATGAAACTACTGCATCTCAAAGAATATTAGCAGAAGATTTAAATAATAGGAAAATTTTAGACTCTAGATATTGTTCTATTGAAAAAGTAACAACTTTTATTGAGTCTTCTAAAATTGATTATAATTATGATCAAGAAAATTCAATATATGAAGTTAATAAAGATTTAATAGATGGAACTTTAGTAGCTTTACCAGATAATCAAACTATTCATGGGTTTGATACTAAATTTAAAGTAACTACTCCAGAATACTCTTCAAGTTATGTAGAAGTATTAAATCCTATTAGTTTCAACGGAGTTAGTACTTCGTATCAGATGACATATTCTGACGGAATTGCATATACTCCAAAAAATGGAAAAAATTCATTAATTGTAAATGTAAATAATCAGATATTAGATTCAACCCAATATAATGTTAGTGGGTCTACCATAACATTCCCTGTAGTATATGGATCTCAAAATTATTGTACTATTTCTGATTACATTAGTTCATATTCATTAAATGACACTGGAGTATCAAGTGCAAAACTTGATGATTTAAGTATTTCTCAAAATGGAACTAGAAAAACCTTTAATCTCTCATATAAAGGTGTTCCTCAGTATGTCAGAAATATAAGTGATATTTTTACAATTAAAAATAATGAATTTTTACTACCAGATAATACTTCGCACACAGTTTCTGAAAATAAAATTACTTTAACTACTGCTCCAATTTCTACTGATAAAATACAATTATTATATTTTAATAGGCAACTTGGTCTTACTGCAAATACCAATTTAATCTTAGATCCAATTAAGAAATTTGACGGAAATTCAACTACATTTCCACTCACTATAGATGGTTTATTATTTACTCCAATTGGTGTATATAATGTATATGTAATTCGTTCTGGTGTCTATCAAAGACCAAATATAGACTTTACTATTTCGTCTTCCAATATTGTATTTTCAACAGCTCCAATTCTAGGAGAAGAAATTATTGTATTTTATTCATATAATAATTTAAATCAAAATCAATATATCACTGATTATATTGCAGACGGAACCTCAAATACTGTTAACCTAGGCATGACTCCTCCAAATGCGGATGATCTATTCGTGTTGAGAAACGGAGTATTTCAAAATCCATTAATTGATTTTACTGTAGCTGGAAGTGTTTTAACATTTACTACCTCCTTAGTACAAGGAGAGCAAATTTTCATTATGTATACAACTGCTTCTATTAAAATTGGAGTAAGTAGTTATTCTTTAAACACAATAGTATTAAACTCTACTGATTATACTAATAATATTAATGGAGTACTCAGCGAAATTAAATCTTTAATATTATATGTAAATGGTGTTCCAAAATTATATCAAAAAGATTTTACTATATCAGGAACTACCATAACTTTATTAGGACCTCCAATTGATTCCACTTCTAGTGTGTTTGTAGTTAAATATCCAAATCTTCAATTCATAGATGATATAATTTATTTTGCAGATGGATTTAAGACGGACTTTAGAATATTATATAACAATCAAAACCTAAATCCACTAGAAATATTATCAGATGCAGATATTTTAGTATCTGTAAATGGAATAATTCAAGATCCTGGAACTGATTATAATATCAATGTGAACAGAACCTTTGTAAGTTTTTCTGTTGCACCAGTATTAGATTCTTCTATAATTTTCATTAAAATGAATGGAAGTACTCAGATTTCCTTGACTCCAGTAAGTGGAAACACATATACATTATCCTCCACATTAACAAATGAACAACTATCAAGTTTAGTAATTTTCTCTAATAACTCTTGGAAATTATTTGATGCTGGAGATTTTACATATAGTAATGGAAATAGTAGAGTTACTTTAAACTTCTCTCATACTACAGGGGATTTATTTGGAATTATTTTTGATGGAGATTTTAAATATCTTGATCCTATTAATACTCCATTTAATGGATCTAATGTTAAATTTAATATGTTTACTGACCAAGAGAATTTTATTCCAGATATATATTCTTCATCATACCCTCTACCATCTTCCATTTTAGTAACTAAAAATAATAAAATATTAGATCCAGGAGTAGATTATAGTTTAACAGGAACTATTGGAAGTCAAATTAACTTTACTACAGCTCCTGTAATTTCCGATAAAATTGAAGTTAGATCTTTAGGATATTTTAATAAATTAACTAGTATAACTTCTGCAATTAATGGAAATACTATATTTAATCTAACTATCGATGCTTCTACATATTATCCAAATAAAGTAATAGAAAGACCAAGAAAATATGAGAATCAAATTATGGTAATAAAAGATGGAAACATTCAAAGTCCATTATATGATTACTATATTGATAATGATAAATTAATTTTTATAAATCCAATTATAGGTTCTAAATTAGTCATTCTTGATTATATCGGAACAAATAATGATATTAAAGTAATTGATACAACGTATAATGTTGATGTGGGTGACAAGATTCAATTGTCTGGTGAATATTCTAGTAGAAAAGTTACTGAAATTGTAACACCAACAATACTAAAAACACAAACTTATACTGGAATTAAACCTAGTGGATTTACTGGAGTTGCTACTGTAAATAATACTACAAGAAAAGTTACTTCTATTTCCATTACATCTGGAGGAACTGGATATTCATATCCAATAATTTTAAGAACAACAGGTATAGGAATTTCTGCTAAAGCTACGGCAAGTGTTAATTTAGCTAATGGTAACACTGTAACTACTCCAGTAAATGTTGAATATGCTGGAAAGAACGTATTTGGTTCCCCAGTAGTTGTTGCAACTACATATGGATATGTGTTCAGAAAGAAAGAACTTGAAAGTTCATCTGTATCTATTTCTTCATCATTAAGAACTAGTCTCAATAATTCTTCTGAAATTATAAATGTAAAAAATGTATCTAATTTCCCAGAGAATCCTCCAACTGTGAATATTGTTACTTTACTAGGAATGCCAAGTGGAACTGGTGCCCAGTTTAGAGTTTTTGTCAGTAAAAATAGAATTAGAAAAGTAGAAGTAGTTAATGGAGGAACTGGTTACCTTGAAAAATACACAACACTAACAGTAACTGGTGGAAATGGATTTGGTTGTGTGCTTATTCCCACAATCAATACTAGTACAGGTGCTATTACTACAGTATCTGTTAAAAATGGTGGGGAGGGGTATGATACCTACAAAGCTATTATATATGCAAATACTAATACAATTACTTCTGAAATACTAGAATATACTTATAGATCACATGTAAGTTCCCAATTATTAATTACAAATTATATTGGGACTGGAAGTACTACAGTTACTGGCACTGTTGCATCTACATCAGGATATTCTGTAGGGGATGTAATAATTATCAATGCAGCAACTGGAACTGAAGAGTCTAAATTGAATGGAAGTTGGCTATTAACTTCTGTTCCAAATTCAACTACATTCCAGTTTACAATTTCTTCATCATTAGCTTCTGGAACTTATACATCTGACATTGGAACAACTATAAGAAATGTAGACTCATTATTAGGATGTACAAGATCCTCATCTCCAGTGAGCCATACAATAAATTCTAAAGTTTATTCTGATAATTATCTATAATAAATAAACAGAGAACTAATTAACCCTTTACGGATTACAAGTAATGCCAGCATTAGTAACTGACAATTTTAGAGTCTTTGCCGCAGAGCAATTTATTGAGTCGCTAGAAGAACCATATGATAATTCTGGAAATCCTATTTCCGATGAAAGTAGCACTGCTGCTCAAAATTATAGAAGTAAAATATATCTGTTTATTGGTCGTTCTTATAGATGGAATGATACTACTGCAGGTGCGGTAAAGGAAAAGTATGGAAATATTTCTTCAATTGATGAATTTAATCCACCAGATCCAGTAGATTCATATGATGAATTAAGTGAAGTATATGATGATATGATTTCTCTGAAAAGAGTAACTAGAAGTGATGTATCTCAAGTAATTAGAAGGAGATCTTGGCAGGTAAACACTGTATATGACATGTACAGAAATAATTATAGCCCTTCCAATTTATCTGCTACTGGACAATCTAAGTTATTTGATTGTCAGTTCTATGTAATTAACTCTGACTATAATGTATATAAGTGCATTTACAATGGACAAAATCCAGAGTATCCTAATGGAAAACCATCCACTGTAATGCCAACTGGGACTAGTACTGCAATTATTGATTCTCCTGCAGATGGGTATAGATGGAAATATATGTATACTTTGTCAATATCAGATTATATTAGATTTGTATCTACTGATTTTATTCCAGTAAACGAAAATTCTACTGTAAAAAATGCTGCATCTAATGGTTCTATTGATCAAGTTGTAATCAAACAAAGAGGTTCTTCTATTCCTGCAGGTACTTACTACTCTCCTATTATTGGAGATGGGGGACTTGGAAATGATGATACAAAAGCAATTGTTAGAATTGTTGTTCCATCATCTGGAGTTAACAATCAAACAATTGATGTTGCTGAAGTGTATCAAGCTGGAAGTGGATATACTTACGGTAAAGTAGATTTACAAGAATGTTATACTACTATTTCGGCAGCACTTGCTAGAAATACCACAAAAACTTCATTAGGAACTTCAGGAAGTATTGAACTTGTAATTTCACCTCCTGATGGACACGGATATAATGCAGTGAGAGAATTGGGTGCATATCGTGTAATGGTACATAAGAGTCTTGATTTCCTTGATGGAAATGGAGATATTCCAGTAGATATGGAATTTAGAAGATTTGGATTAATTTCAGATCCACAAACTTCAGGAAACACAGACTATACAGCAAATACTGCTACTGTATGTAAAGCTATTAAATTCTCATCTGCAGCAACATTAAATTTTGTGAATGGTGAAATTATTACTCAATCTGCTACTGGAGCAAAAGGAAGAGTAGTTCATTGGGATTCTACAACAAAAATTTTACGTTATTATCAAAATGAATACATTTCTGAATCTCAAACTAACAATCCTTCAGGAAATAACCCAGATTTGTATAAAAACAAATTTATTGCATTCTCTGGTACAAATTCAATTACAGGATCTACTAGTGGAATTTCGTTAACACCAGATACTACATCAGGTGGAACTGTTACTCTATCAGGAATTTCATTCATTGCTGGATATGCAAACAGTGAAATTAAAAAGTACAGTGGACAAATTTTATACTTAGAAAATAGAAAAGCTGTCATTAGATCTAATGATCAGATTGAAGATGTTAAACTTGTTCTAGAATTCTAAAATAAATAATATTCAGGAAAGTTATTAAATTCCGAAGGTTTAAATAAATGCAAAATACTAAGACCAACTTATCACCATATTTTGACGACTTTGATAGAAGTAAAAACTATCAACGAGTGTTGTTTAAACCAGGAACTTCAGTTCAATCAAGAGAGTTAACTACACTACAAAGTATTTTACAGAATCAAATTGAACGTTTTGGGCAGCATATATTTAAAGAGGGATCTGTAGTAATCCCAGGTCAGGTTGGATATGATTTGCTATATAACGCAGTATTAATTCAACCTTTAATTATTGGAAACAGTGTAGAAAATCTTAGAGAATCTTTAGTAGGAAAAACCTTAACAGGAACTTTATCTAATGTAAAGGCAAAAGTTGTAAATACAATTAGTGCGACAGAATCTGAAAAAAATTATATTACTTTTTATGTAAAATATACTAACTCGGGTAATATTGTTAACGAAGTTCAATTAACAAAATTTCAAAATAATGAAGTTCTTGTAGATGAGAACCAAACTCCAGTCGCAGTAACCGCAGTAAGAAATGCAAGTGATTATATTGGTAGTGCAGCATTTATCACTAGTGGTGTTTATTTTATAAGAGGATTTTTTGTAGAAGTACCAGAGCAAAGTATTATTTTAGATCAATACAATCCACTACCAACATACAAAGTTGGATTGGATGTGATCGAAAGTATAGTTTCTGCAGAAGAAGATAGTGCTTTATATGATAATTCTATTGGGTCAACAAACTTCTCTGCCCCAGGGGCGGATAGACTAAAACTGGATGCAGTTTTTACAAAGAAAGACTTTAACTTTAGTGATAGTACATCATTCATTGAATTAATTAGATTTGAAGGAGGATCTCCAATTCCAATTACTAAATTGGCAGAGGATCCTGTTTATTCAGAAATTCAAAGAAATTTAGCAAAAAGAACTTTTGATGAGTCTGGAAATTATACAGTAAAAGGGCTTGAAATAAAGATTAGAGAAACATATAATAATGGTGAAAATAGCGGTGTTTATAATTTCAATGAGGTAATTCCAACTGGAGAGAAAGTTTTAAATAGAATTCCTACTACTGAAGACGGACCTTCTATTGATGGAAGAGATTACTATACTGTAGAGGTATCGCCAGGTAAAGCTTACGTTAAAGGATTTCAAGTAGATAATAGAAATAAAAAGTTTTTAACAATTCCAAAACCAAAAAAATCTATTTCTAATGGAAATAGAGGTTTAATATCTTCATACGGATCATATTTTGAATTAGATTTATCTACGACTAGAGGAATAATTCAACCAGGATCTATAGTATTAATTAAACAAGTTAATGGAGCAATTGAAACTACTCTAGGAAAAGCAAGAGCAGTTTCATTAACTTCTGATGGAAAATTATTTGTTATCGATTTTACTTTGTATACTACTATTTCTGTAAATTCAAACTTACAGAACACTCTACAAGTTGGAGATTTTATTACTACAACTCAGGGAGCACAAGGTATTATTGAAAGTGTTTCACCAGGAACTTCTAGTAGTAATATAGTATTAAGGCAAGTATCAGGAAATTTCAATACTGGAAATATTATTAAAAACAGTAGAAATGCTACAACATATGTAATTGCAACATCTGTTACGAGTAAAGTAGAAGATGCAAGTAAAGTAACTACTACAACAACAGCATTTTCATCTAATTTAAAGTTAGAAGAAGTTTCTTTAACTGGTACTAGTTTTAAAGTAGCTTCAAATATTTTAACTGGAAGTTCTACTAATTTTCAAACAGAAGTAAATCTTCCGATGAAATTACTGATTGGCGGAGTAATAGCCACAGTAACCCAAAAGAATGTAGAGTCATTAACATTAAACAATTCTATATCAGATGGAACATATTATAACATAAAGAAATTAGTTCCAAAATTAAATATATTAAATTCTCGTCACTTTTTAAAAATATCGGATTCTGCAATAAAAACAACTTCCGATTTTACTTATTTTAAAACAGCAACGGAGACTAAAGTAGTTGATTCTAATGGATATGTAACTATTTCTCCAACAGAGAACGTTACTCTTACTACAGATGATATTTTAGTAACTAATATTAATGGAGTAGTTGCACATACTGCAATTTTAATTACGTCTTCAAATTTAAGAATTCAAGTTTCTCCAACTTTACAGGGATCTGAAGTTGCAGTATTTTATAAAAAAAGATTAAATTCTCCATCGTTAAGATCTAAAACTGCTAGACCATTTAAATTTTTAAAAGTCTCAAAAAGTATTACAGATTCTTCTATTTACGGAACTCGTTTAGTTGACAATGATATTTCACTAAAATTTCCAGACGCATATAAAATTCATGCTATTCATGAAGCAATTAGACCAGGAATTGCACCAATTGACTTTTTAGATTATATCGTTGTAAACGATCCAAGTGGTATAAATGTTGGCGATATTTTAGTAAAAGATGATATCTCTGCTAAAATTATTTCTAGAAATAATTTTACTTTATATGTAAAGTATTCAGATGAAAACAAGAAATTCCCAGTAGGATCTAATTTAGCTATTCAATTTATTGT